CAACCTTCTTGCTTGGTGCTTTGAGGTCAGATCCTGGATTTTCCTTTTCATAAGACTTTCGTCCTTTTTCGTTGAGTCCTCCGCTCGAGGATTTTCCTGCCTTTTTAGTCCAGGCTGCTCCTTCTTCGACATGGGTGTTTTCGCGTAGATCAGCGCACTCAGTCACGAACTCCTCGTATGTTTTCTTTTTCATAGGAAGACCTTTGTGTTTTGTTTTAGCGAAATCTCTGGCGTCAGCTTTGGAGATGGAGGAAGCAACTTTGGCAACCTCAGGCGAGGGATTTTCCATTTCCCCTTTCTGAGCTGCTCTAACCATCCCAAAGAAGCGTTGTTGTTTTTTAGATACTGCTGGCATGGCATTAGCCTACAATCTCGATCTCTTCGACCGTGATAGCGCCAGTACCTGCAGTAATCTTCACTGCTCTTTTTACCACTGCTTGATTGCCACTATAAGCATATGTATAGTCTGCGGATGCTCCAGAAGCATCAATGTCAGTAGTGATTGTAGTGCCAGTAGATGCTGTGATCTTCTTACCTGCCGTGCCAGCAGATAGGAAGTTACTGTCAATGGCAGGACTTGTGCTGTCATCTTCTACTGCAATAAAGTCTCCTGTAGAGAATGGGTGTTGGCTCCCAGTCTGTTGGAGGTGCTGCCCAAGAGTATATACAGCAGTAGAAGAATCTGTTGCTTTTACAATTCTTGCTTGACCAACTTTAGCGCCCGACTTCAGCAGAAGTGCTTCATCATGAATAATCTTGATAGCAGGACCGTCGTTGAAAGATACGGTGCTGTCTGCAGCAAGGGCAACTACACGATAGTAACCAGTCTTTACAACCTGGTATTCAGTAGCGCCGCCAGCGATATCGTTGGTGTTCAGAACGTTGATAACTGTCATGTCTAGTTAGTTTGAATCTGTATTATTTATGTCCTTTTGCTGTTTTAGTAGTTTTTGTAGTTCTGCTGTGCTACCAACAAAGAGTGCATTGGTAGTATTCTGTGTAATCTTTTTCTCCTCAGCGTCTAGATCTTTCATCTTCTTCTGAAGATCAATCAACTTGTCTGCTACGTCTCCGACGTTTTTGATAAGTTGACCAGCAACCTCATAAGCACGAGGATGATCTGACGATCGTGCCACATCAAGTATTCCATCGACTGCCTCCTGTCCTTTCATGACAAGGTTATGCAGTTGAGCACGAGTTGTCTCGTAGTCTTGTCTTACATCCTGGGTTTCACTTTTCTTTAGCTTAGGTTTATCTGCCTCATACTTTTGAATTTCTGAGGGTTCAGTGCCAAAGGCATCATTTAGTCCATCGAATGCGCTCATGTAATCTCCTCGTCAGTATCGGTCACTGGATTACGCTTCTTCATGTCTGTGAACTCGGCGTAGATTTCATTGAATCCAAAGTCATCATCTGGATCGACGAAAGCATCATCAGCAGATGTGATTGATCCGTCTTCGTTGTAATCGACTGTCGCTTTTGGCGTGACAGAATAACGTGTAACGCGAGGTGCCTTGACCGTATCGACTTCTGCATAAGTATCGACGATAGACTTCTTGATGGTAGATGGTTCTGTAACAGGACCGTACAGATATGTCTTTACAGTAAACTGTAGAGTGTATACAATCGCACGACGTGTTGCGAAGTTACCCTCGTAAATATCTTCATAGTTGATGCTATTGAGCGTGATGGGAACGTCACGAATCTCTTCAATAGATTCAACTAGTTTTAGTGTAAGGTTGAAGTGTGGTTGGAAGTATGGAACGATCTGCTCAAGAATCTGTAAAGAATCTTCTTGAGTTTTTGCAATCACACTAAGAGTAAACTGGAGACTATATGGGACAGGCATAAACGCTGTCTTTGTGTTATTACCATCTCCTGTAGGGATATGAACCTTTGCTGTAGGTGCAACTTTTCTAGCAGCATCGTATTCAATTCCACCCATCTCAAAAGAGATTCTGGGTAGAGTGATTTGAGTCCTCTTGTTAGTAGGATCTGGATTCTGCTCTAGTCTGGCAAGGAATTTGTCCGTAGGACCATATGCCAGAGGCACCTTCAAGACTTCACTGTCTCGACGCAATTCAATATTATTGAATAGGGTGCCGAATGCAATGACGCACTTGCGAATAATATTATGGTAAAAATAGGTTCCTAACATTAGAAGGTATCGCTATCGGAACTGAATTGACCGAAGGGATTGCCTTCAGTCCAATCAATAATATCATCGTCCAGAGTCTCGAATGTCGAGTTCTGATCGTATGTACTATTAGTATTATTTAGAGTGTTATAAGACTCAGGACTCCATAGAGCACCAGATGTCTCGCCCTTGAGGTATTCAGATACATTGAATGTACCAGAGCGATTGATAATCTCAAGAGATCTAGTTGCGCTATCCCAGGACTTGACTTCTGCATGAGTATCCTTAGGAGACTCTTGGATTGTTACAGTAGGTGCAGATGTATATCCACTACCGCCAGCAGTAACTGTATATCCAGTAACTAGACCAGCATCACTAACTGTTGCTGTTGCAGTAGCACCTGTGCCACCTCCACCAGAGATGGTAACTGTAGGTGGTAGTGCCGACTTATAATATTGACCGCCGCTAGTGGCAGTCAGACTAGACACAGCATCACCAGTAATAGCAGCAGTAGCAGTAGCGGTGTAAAGATTACCAATAACGGTTTCACCAATAGAAAAATCACCACTCCCGCCAGGATCCATAACCAATTTGATGCTGTTAGCAAATGCGGTTTCCACAGCATCAATAGCAGCAACACCAGTATCAATAGACTCATCACTATACTCAAAGAGTTCACATTGCATTTCCCAGACGTAACCCTTTCCTAGTTGATAGAAAGGACGCTCTGCCTCAACAAACTTGATCTCGAAGAGATGGTTTGTGACTGGGAACCAGACTAGATCGCCTTCATTTGGACGACCCTCTACTGCCAGTGTAACATTGTCGTCAACCTTTTCGGTAAATTTCTTACGGGAGATAACAAACGTTGTCTTATCTTCGATCCGTATTCCGAACTTGCTAAGAAGTTCGCCTTGGCCCTCCCATCCTTCAACATTATTGACATATGCTCTGCACTGGTAAGCGGAATCGAATGAAGACTCTTGAATCTCATTGAGTACGTCATCGGAGGTAACTCGGGTTCTTGGGACATAGTAGATGTCCTGCCCGTAAATTTCAATAGATTCGACAATAAGATTTTCAAAGAAAACCTGCTCTTGCGCTGATCCATTGATGTTGATGCGGCACGAACTAGTGTAATCTGATTGTATGCAGTTGTTAGCGGGAGAGTTTGAATATGTCATCCTACGAGATCCATTGGAGGTAGTTCATATCTGCTATGAAGTTCTTGGATGAGTACCTCTTTTTTGTTACGACCGTCTTCTAGAATCTGACGACCATTGAGAGTGACTCCTCCCAGCATCTGAACTCCATCATACTTACTTAGGTTTTGTCCCCACTGCTGCTGGAACAGTGCTTCAACATAACCCTTCAACCATTCATTGTTATATGCACTGGTATGTACAGTAGGATCAACACCAAATGTACCTTCTACCAGAATGTACTGACCAGCTTCCAGTTCAGTCCAATCAAAGTCTAGATATAGTCTGTTCTGATGTGTAGTCCATCTTACTCTACGATTCTGAGATGAGTTAGTAACCCAGTCCAGAGTCTCAAGATATTGAGATGTCATATAGTAATGCAGAATCTGACCATGAGTGAAATTGTAGATATCATTCAGGAAGATCTGATACTTGATATTGAAGATGTTGCCTGGAACTACACTGCTAGGTCCAACGCTAGTATAGACATGGTTGATACCCAAGGTGTTGGGCGGCATGTCAATATAGTTGTCAACATTCGACCAGTTAGTTCCACCGATTGCTGAAGAACTAGACGCTGCGGTCTTCATCGATTCAGTAATTTCAATACGAACAAAGTTCTGGAAAGAACCTTCGTAGTGGAACTCTTGCCAGTGAGTAATTGCCTCATCAATCAGGTCATCCAGTTGCTCATCGCATACATTGATGTCGATTGCTGGATAACCTAATCTACGGAGAGCATAGTTTTTTAGTTCTGTTGCCGAAGCAGGTTTAGTTGCTGACATGTTTTATCAACCGAATGATTGGACAGTTAGAGTAGTAACATCATTAGCACTGACGACTTCTCCAACCTTGAAGAATCCGTCAACATTATCAACAGTGACCGCTGTAGCACCGATAGCAGTAATAACACCTGTAGTACCGCTGGTTGCACCAGTGACAGTCGCACCAATTTCCATCGTTGTGATGTCTGACAGGGCGAATGTTGCATCAGTAAATACTGTCGAAGTATCAATAGTACCACCAGCACCAGGAGTAGTTCCATCAGCACCAACTGCTTGGACGATAGTGATTGTTTCACCAATAATATATCCACTTCCGTGATTATTATCATTGACGGTAACACCAGTAATAACACCAGCAGATGCAGTAATGTCTACTTGGAGACCAGTGCCTGAACCTGATGAAGTGGTTGCCAAAGCAGTACCAGTAACATAATTAGAACCACCAACCAGCGTTGAGAAGTTGAACGATGCGACACCACCAGCATTGGGGTTTGTAATTGTGATGGTATCAGTGATCAGATAATCAATACCACCAGCATTGACGGTAACTGCAGTAATAGCACCAGAGGAGACTGTAGTATCAACTGTCAGGCCAGTACCAG